TAGACGGTAATCCACCTTATAGTTCCGATCTATTTGAGAACAGTTATCCTAAACTTAAATTCTGGGACGAAGTTCAAGACTTTCCTTGCGTATATCTTACAGCAGGCACAGAAGTACGCGAATACCATCCAGCTGATTTTATTTGGTGCTTTTTAAACATTAGTGTCAAAGTATACGTACGTAGCGAAAATGAAGCCCAGCAGCAGTTAGAAGATGTAATAAATGATCTCGAAACTGTAATCAACAATAATCGTGTATTAGTATATGATATTACTAATAACCTTTCAACGACTGAAATATTAATTCAGTCAATAACTACTGACGAAGGGCTGTTAGCTCCTTATGGTGTCGGTGAACTCAATTTACAAGTGCGCTACGCATTAGTATAACTCTCGGATTTATACAAGTACGACAACAGATAAATATCTAGTCATAGTGCTTAAATATTTCCAAAAAATCATAAAGGAAAGAGTATGGCATTAAATTTAATTCGCAATAGTCGCGTATTTTTCACGACTAATCTGGATACAAGTAATCGCGTAGCCGCTACAGGTTTTACCGCTACAAATACGTTTGAGATTCAAGTTCAAGACGGGTTCTCATTCTCACAAAATACAGGTACTGAAACAGTTACCTTAAACGAAGCAGGTGCTGCACCAGTTCGTGGTCAACGCAGTTTCAACACTAGCTTAGAGCCAGTTGATTGGAATTTTGCTACTTATATTCGCCCTAAGTTTGAAGAAGGGACTGTAGTTAACGTTGCTGCCGATGCTGACGATTATATTGGTTGCGAAGAGTCAGTGTTATGGAACGCCATGGCCGGAACTACACTTATTGGTGGTGCAGGTGCTGGATGGATTGCTACCCCAGGTCTTACCCCTGTTTCTAAAGTTAACTTTGATAAATCTAACGCTCACCAATTACAAGCTTTTGGTTTGATTATTGTGTTTGAAGCAGTTGCTTATGCAATCGATAACTGCGCTGTTGATTCTGCTACTATTGACTTTGGTTTAGATGCAATTGCTTCTATAACTTGGGCTGGTAAGGGTACCGCAATGCGTCAATTAGCTTCTGTAACTATTGCTGCTCCAAGCGCTGGTACTGTTGCTTTAAGCGGCGGATTGAGTGGAGTAGCTAAAAATAAAGATACTGACGCTAAGTATATTGCTAACAAGCTGTCTACAATGAGTCTTGCTTCACTGTCTTTCGGCGGACTGACTGCTAAAACTTACACTGTGCCTATTACTGGTGGTAGCATTACTATCAATAATAATTTAACATATCTTACACCTGCTAATTTGGGTGTGGTTAATCAGCCTATTACTTACTTTACTGGTTCACGCGCTATTTCTGCTACTGTAACTGCTTATTTAAAGACAGGTACAAATGAAAGTGCTCAGTTGTTAAGCGACTTGCTAACTGCTAGCTCAACCTCTACAGAAAACAAATTTGCTGTAACAGTTGATTTAGGTGGATCAAGCAACCCAAACCGTATCAGCTTAGCAATGCCAACAACTATGTTGACAATTCCAACAATTACTTCTGAGCAAGTTATTTCTACTTCAATTACTCTGAACCCACAAGGTGCAGCTGTAGGCGGTGCTTACGACATTGAAGCTAAGAACGAACTCGAAGTTTCTTATTACGCAGCTGTTTAATTAACTGCTGCATTTTTATAGAGACTGGGTTGATCTCCAGTCTCTCTTTTTAAACTTATTATAAAATGACTACTCTCTCTTTAAAAACACTGTTAGTTCCTTCTAAATCAGTACAGGTAGAATATCCTGGCATGCCTGGTTTTGTTGTTGATTTGGCATTTTTATCTCGCGAAACACTTTTGTCGATTCGTAAGAAGTCTACTAAAACAAGCTTCAAAAACCGTCAAGCAGCAGAAGAATTTAATGAAGATTTATTCTTGCAACTATACGTTGAAAATGCTGTTAAAGGATGGAAAGGATTTAAATTAAGTTACCTTGAGCAATTAGCTCCAGTTGACTTAAAAGGCCAAAACATGGATGATGAACTAGAGTATACGCCTGAAAATGCGTTGTATCTAATGAAAAATTCCAGTAACTTTGATGGGTTTATCAGCGAACAGGTATCAGACCTGGGAAACTTTTCGACGACCAACTCCAGCAAGTAAACCAGCAGTTGGTCAGTTATATTCAAAATATGAGCGTTGGCATGACCAAAGACGGATATTTTGAAATGTGCGAAATGATGGGCTCAGAGCCTGTAGAGTCTGAGATCCCAGTGGAATTTGAAGACTTTCCATTAGAAGTACAACAAGCATTTAATGCTTATCGAATGTTACGAGACGAGTGGGATACTATGAATGGTAACTACTTGGGTAAGTCTTTGATAGGTGTAAAAGATGTTTTTGAAGCTACAGAGATTGAACCGTTCGAACAGAAGTTTATTGTCATGCTAATACGTATGATTGATAACGTAAGATCAGACGAAATCAATAATAAGAAAAAGATGGAAAAGCCCGCTAACTAAAAATTGGCGGGCTTTTTTACGTTAAAAATTTTTTGGTTTGACAAAAGTGTGGTTGCATGTTATAATGTACACTAGTCAAGCTATTAAAAGTTTTAGCCACCAACCCTAAAGAGGAGTACAGATGGCATCAAATCAAGTTAATATTAATTTAAGCCTACAAGATCAAGCGAACAGTATCAAACAGCGTACTGACGAAGTCAAAGGTTTAAACAAAGAATTACAAAAAGCCCAGAAGATGGCTGAAACCACTAAAACTGGTGCAAAAGCTCTCAAGGCTAGTTTTAGTGCAACTGAGAACATAGAGTATGGTCGTGCTCGTGGATCTATGGGATCTACTGGAGCAAGCGGACGTGACTTTGCAAACCAAGCACAAGGTCTTGGTGGATTAGTTCGTCTATACGCTACTTATGCAGCCAATGTATTTGCTGTAAGTGCGGCTTTTAGTGCTTTAAGTAATGCTATGGATACCACTAACATGGTCAAAGGATTAGACCAGTTAGGTGCAGCAAGTGGTGTTGCAATGGGCGGATTAGCAAAGCGATTTACAGAAGCCAGTGGTGGAGCAATTAGTTTACGCGAATCAATGGAAGCTACTGCTAAAGCGATTAGTAGCGGCATGACTCAGAAGCAGTTTTTACAATTAGGTGATGTAGCCAAAAAAGCTTCACAAGCTCTTGGTGTTAATATGTCAGACGCTGTTAGTCGTTTAACTCGCGGTATTACAAAACTAGAACCTGAATTATTAGACGAATTGGGATTATTTACAAAAGTAGGTAAGGCCAGTGAAGACTACGCACGTAGTGTAGGTAAAAGTGTAGATAGCTTAACAGACTTTGAAAAACGTCAAGCATTTGCTAATGCAGTATTAAAAGAAGGTATTGACAAATTCAATGAAATAGATATACCTACTAATCCTTATGACAAACTTTTAGCTTCGTTAAAAAATATAGCACAAACTGTCCTAGAAGTACTAAACAAAGCTCTAGGGCCTTTGGTATCTATACTAAGTGCTAGTCCTGCAGCTTTAACTGCTGGTATAGCTGCTCTTGGCGCAATGATTGTAAAACAAGCAATTCCTAATATTGTTAATTACAGAGAAGAATTACGAAAAACTGCCGAAATGTCCAGCAAATTAACTGGGGAAAAAATCGGACAAGCCAGAGAGATTTTAGAAAAGCGTAGAGCAGATATATTAGCAAAACAAGAAGCTGCCGCTGATGCTTCGTCAGACAAAATTGATAAACTAGAAGCAAAACTTCGTGCACTTAGTGGCGGACGTATTCGTAAAGATATATCCGATATTTTATCTCCTACAAAGTCTATTCAGGATATTACTGAAAAAGAAATACAGCGAATTGAAAAAGCTGGCAGGGCTTTAAAAACAGAAACTAATGTATATACACAGCTTGCAAGCGCTATACGAGCAGCAAAGTTAGAACAAAAAGAATATCTTGTAGTTGCAGCAAAATTAAAAGCAGAAGAAAATGCTCCACTAAGCAAGCTCAGTGCTCCAGGACGATTAGTTGCTGCAGCAAATACTCAAAGCGCCCGTGCTTCTACTAGCAAAATTGTAAGCCAAGCTGCTGATACAGCTAGTTTAGTAGGCTTTCGATCTGCTTTTGTAGAAATGGTAGATAGTCTAAAAACTGAAAAATTAGGCACTGTTAGAACTATATTTACTGGAGTAACTGCTACTGCTACCGCTGCTGCTACACGCCTTATGGGTTTTGCAAGCGCATTAGGTACTGCCGGTATGGTAATCGGAGTATTCGTTGGAATTTTTCAAGGATTAAATGCAGCGTTTAGCACAAACAGTAAAGAACTAGAAAAGTTTAGCCAAAATTTAGAGTATAATTCAGAGAATGTTAAGTCTTTAACAAATACTTATAGTAGATATCGTGCTAGTTTAAGCCCTGATGCTTTAATAGCGCTTTCAACATCATTTACAAATTTGTCCGACGGTATTAACAGTACTGTTAAAGCGTTAGATGCTGCAGATAAGGCTGCAAATGGCTGGGATAGATTTGTAGATAGCTTAAAAGGTATATTTGGTCAAGATCTTCAATCTCAATTTGCAAAAAATATTTCTTTGCAAATTGCAGGAGGACTAAAAGGAATAGCAGATCCCAAGCTTAAGAAAGAAACAGAAGATAAGTTACGCACAATATTAGATGTAACAGATCTAACTGACGAAAGTATAAACAAAAGTTTAAGTAGTCTAAGTTCGAAAAAAGTTATTAAAGCAGGCGAAGATATTGCAAGTACTTTTGACGTTGCAGCTAAAGCAGGTGCAAAAACTGCAGGCTCACTAATTTCCGTAAAAGACGGATTTAAAGGATTAGAAGCCAGCTATACAGAACTCTCTAATAGTTTAATACAAAAAGATACATTATCTAATTTTGGAAAAGATTTAGCTACTCAAGGTTTTAATTTACAAAAAGCATTTGAAGACCCTATTGCAACATTAGCGACTTTACAAGATGTATTAAGTGATATTAGCAAAATGAAATTGCTAAGTCCTGAATCTCAAGCACTATTAGAACAAAACAAAGCACAATACGTAGATCTTATCAATAAAGCAAAAGAGTATGAAGCACAAATAAAATCTTCAGAAGCTAATATTGTTAAGCTAAAAGAACAAGCAGCTAGCCGACTTAATAAAGCTCCTATAAATGCAAAAATAAGTGCAGAACAAGAAAAAGTATCTGCTGCAGAAACGGGGCTAAGCGGTATTCGTAAAGAAATGTCCGATATTAGCAAACAGTTTGGTGGTGTAGCTGAAAGTTCTATTGTAAGAGGTTTTGCTTTAATTGAAGGCGGATTTACACGCTCTATTGCTCAAGCAGTTATAGGCTCACAAAAAGCTTTGTTAGATATGCTGCCTCAAACAGCAGAAACAGCTAAGCTTGGTGCTAAACTAGAAAATCAAAAAATTGATCTGCAAATTCAGCAAATTACTGAAACACAAAGATTAATTAAAGAGATGGAACTAGGCAGGCTGCAAAGTGAAAAACAATTTTTAGAAGCTAGACGAGATGAAGCTATTCGTGAATCTCGTGGTAATGCTGCAGCGCTTACAACTGCGGCAGCCCCTCGTTTAAAAGAAATTGAAGACAGGACTAAAGTTTTACAAAGTACTAATATTAGTCGAGATATTAGGGAAGGCAAGCTAGAGCGTAGCCCTGAAACTTTAAGAGCTATGCAACAACAACAAGGCACTATATCTCAGACAACACAGCTACGACAGCAACAAGTTATGAATACTATTGGGGCTGAAGTTAAAGGATTACAAAGCGGGTTTGAAGCAGCTAAAAAGAAATTAGATAATGATTTAAAAGAGATTATTAATAATAAAGAGGCTGAGCTGCGTGGAGCTGAGTTTAGTGCAAAAACACTGGAAGATCAACAAGCAGTTATCAATAAATATATTGAACAAGAAGACGCAATTAAACGCGCACTTAATAGCTTAGACAGTGTTAAGCAAAGCGCTACCTCTAATTTAATAGTACTAGAAGCACAAAAAGTTAAATACAAAGATGTTGCAGATTTAGCAGTTAAAGCAGTTCAAACAGCCAACGAACAAGTCACCGCATCTAACCAACAATTTGATGCAGCAAAAAACACGGCAGATCAAGAGCGTGCCAGAAAAGACTTATTAGCAGTTAATCTGCAAACAATGGGTCAAATGAGTCAAAGCTTAGAAACTCAAGTAAATTTAAATAGAATTTTAAATGAAACTGATAGTGCCTTAGTTGGTATACAAAAAGAAATCTTGCAAACTCAAGCTGAGCTTGGTATAATTACTGCAGAAAACTATCGAGATCAGCTTATAACCATTGAGCAAATGAATCGTGTTAAACAACGCGATATTAAACTTGAGCAATTGCAAAATAATTTGATTGCAACACGACTAGATTTAGCCAAACAATTACTTGACCCTAAGAACGCAGGTGATATTGCTTCTATTAATGCTAAGGCGGAAGCAGCTTCTAAAGCTTATTTAGCTGAAGTTGATGGTGTTAATAAAGTATTTGAAGCCCAAGAAAAATCTAAAGCCTTAACAGAAAGTTTAACAAATCGTCAAGTTGCTTATGGCGAAATATTTAAGAAAAGCTTTGAAGGCATGGCCGACGCCGTTATTGAGTTTACTAAAACTGGTAAACTAAATTTCAAAGGCATGATTGATTCCATGATCGAAGGCCTAATTCGTTACGAAATGCAACAACAAGCTATGACACTATATTCAGCCGCTAGGCCTGGTTTAATGAATTTTGTTGCTAGTATCTTTGCTAATCCTACTGGGATAGGTGCAAGTCCTGACGGCATTAACGTAGGAAACAATCTTTTAGTACAAGCTAAAGGTGGAGTTTATGATGCTGGCTTAACACAGTTTGGCAAAGGTGGAATGTTTACTAATTCAATTGTAAGTTCTCCAACACTATTCAAGTTTGCTAAAGGTACTGGACTAATGGGCGAAGCAGGTCCTGAAGCTATTATGCCACTAAAGCGTGATAGCAATGGTAACTTGGGAGTTCGTGCAGGCGGTGGCGGTGGAAACGTTGATGTAGTTGTTAATAACTATTCTACTGCACAAGCAGAGACTCGTGAAACTGTTGATAGCCGTGGTAATCGTAAGATTGAGGTTATGATCGGTGACATGACAGCTGGTGAAATTGCCCGCAACGGTAGTGCTTCACAAAAAGCTATTCGTGGAACTTTTGGACTACAGCCTCAGTTAATTAGGAGATAATTATGGCATATACGTACACATGGCCAGCAACACTTCCACAAAGCCCACAAAAAGGATTTACTGAATCTATAGGAGCCTTAATTATAAGGACTCCTATGGATGCAGGTCCTGCCAAAGAACGGTATCGTGGACGCAGGCCCGACGAACTGCAAGTTTCGTTTGTTATGACAACTGCACAAGTAAGTACCTTAGAAACATGGATTGTAAATACACTTCGTGGCACTGCTAGATTTGGCTTCTTACATCCCAGAAAAGCTACCACAGTAGAAACACGCATAGTGCCACAAGGCGATGGCGAACTATTTAAAACAGCATATTTAGCTCCTGGATATTGGAACATATCCTTAAAACTAGAGATACTACCATGAGCAGACTAACTACAATGTCGCCAGATGCAATTCGTGCGATTTTTTCGCCAGAAGCAGACAGCGACTTGCTTTTCTTGTTAACAATTTATGATCCAATTAATCCAAGCACAGTAGTTGCACGATTGTCGGATGGATTTACAAAACGTATCAGTGAAACTGCAGACGAAGTTGTTTATGGTGTAACTAGCCGTAGCCAAGATTTTATTTTCTTGCCTATGGAAATTTCACTTCCAACTGAAGAAGAAGCACAAGCTCCTCGTTGTTCAATTATCCTACGTGATGTTACACGTTATGTAATACCTATCGTACGAACTATTGTAGGTCCGCCTAGTGTAAAAATGGAACTGGTACTATCCAAAACTCCAGATACAGTAGAAGCTAGTTTTGCTGGTTTCTATATCAGTAATTTTTCTTACAATGCTGACTCAGTAACTGCAGACCTATCAATGATAGATTACGAACGTGAACCGTTCCCAATGCACTCGTTTACACCAGCATATTTTCCAGGAATGTTCTAATGTGGCAAAATAAATACATAGGCATACCTTTCCTAGATAAAGGTAGGGATACAAACGGCATTGATTGCTGGGGATTAGTGCGTCTTGTTTACAAACAAGAGTACAATATTGATCTACCTAGTTTTAGCACTGATTATGAAGCTGATGATAGTGAACGTATGAGAGATCTGTTTGCTCAGTACAAAGAAGGCTGGGAACAGATTGAAGAACCTACAGAAGGTTGCATTGTATTATTTAATATTCTTGGTGTAGAATCACATATGGGTGTTGCTGTTAGTAACACCCACTTTTTGCATGCGCGTGACAAATACACTAGCGCAATCGAATCTTTTGACTCTGTGAGTTGGCGTAATCGCATCACAGGGTTTTACAAGTACAGTGAAAATAAAAGTGCAATTTTAAATGTAGTACCACATCCACTACGTACTGAACGATTTACTGTACCTATTTTACCAGGTACAACTCTTGATAAGCTGGCTAATTGGATTAAGTTTGAGTATAAGATCGCCGAAGAGTTAGTCAGTAAAATTACTATCATGGTAAATGGCATTGTTGTAGATTCTAGCAAGTGGTCTACAACCGCACTAAAAGACACAGATCGTGTTGAATATCGTGCTGTTCCTGGCAAAGGCAACACACTTCGTTTAGTACTTACACTAGCGTTAGTGGCTGCTGCGCCCTGGCTTACTACCCAGGTAGGTATTGCTATGGGAGCTACAACTGCAGGAACAACTGCAGCTGCTTTTGCTGCAGCCAGTCCTCTTGCTTATACTGCTATTTCAACTGGTGTTATGATGGTTGGCGGAGCACTTATTAATGCAATTTCACCAATCCGTCCGCCAGATATTAATACACCTGGAACAAACATTCAGCAGTATATGGTTAACGGTGGTGCAAACCAATTGCGTCCTTACGAAGCCATTCCTGTAATCTTAGGAAAAGTAAAGATAACTCCTCCGCTTGGCGCCGTTAACTATCTTACCTATGAGAATGATACTGAAAGCTATCTGTCAATGCTTTTATTGTGGGGATACGGCCCGCTAAACATTGATGCTAGTACACTTAAAATTGGTAATATTTCCATAAGTGAATACACTTTACCAGTCCCTCCAGTTATTTTAGATCGTAAAATTGCACCAACAGCACAAC